ATCATAGAGCTGACCGAGGGGCAATTCGGCGCAACAGACTTTAGGAACTTTTTTGAAAGGTGATGATGATGAATAAACTGAAATTAAAAGCATTAACACAAGAATATAGCGGGCGTTGCAAAATAATACCTTGTTGCGACTTGCCTAAAATGGAAGATGATTTTGACGGCTTAAAAGACGATATTATTGATTGTTTTAAAAATCAGCAGATAATTTGCAATTGGTCGCTTAAAGACGGTGTTTTAGAAAAATACGAAGAACCCGAAGATGGAGAAACGTACGAGGATTTGAAAGTTATTTTTTGGGAAGATGTCGTTTGTCCTTGTTTAAAAGAGGGCTTTTTAGTTATCTATGATGTGCCAGTTCCTCGGAACGTGAAGAAAAAAGACGGCAGATTTTCTTCTTGGGAAACATTAGGCTGGGGATATTATCAAACACTTTATATCCATTTACCGGATATATCTCAACTGTCCGCCGTGTTGTCTAATTTAGACGACCAGATGTTGGAAGATGTTTACGAAGAAGAACAGGAGCAAGGCAATGATTGATAAGTTAAAAATATTGGCGCTTAAAATAGCCTTTAGTCCTATCTGGATAATATTGCTTTTATTGGTTTTATTTTTACACGGATTTAACATCTCTTTCCGAGCTGGCTGGATAGTAAAGCCGATAAAAGATATTTTTACTTACTGGAGGCTGTGATGACTAAGACACCGGAAGAACTGACAGAGGACTGGCTGAACAATAAATTACAAGCTGGTAGTTTTTGGTTTGTCGAAACAGAAGACAGCAACCCTGAACCTATGGTTGTTGATATGGACGGAGATTTTAACGATTACGAGGGAAACTATTACAGGCCGTGTTTTTCAAAAGGAAAACTGAAAGTTTTAGCCCCCTGTTCTTATAAACAATATCAAAGATTGGTAGAAAATTGTGTCAGAATAAAAAAATTATCAAAACTTATTGGGCTTGAGATTCCGCAAAAAGAAAATGCAAAGCTCCGAAGATTGCTGAAAGAGTGTGTCCCTTATGTTACTTTTAAAGTGAATATTGAAAAAAATATCGGGTGTACACCGCCCGGGGCTTATCTTTTAACCTGTATTAAAGACGCCCTTGGCGAAAGTGAGGAATAAATGAACCAGTATAAGTATAAATACTTTTTTCTCCCGAAAAAGTTTAAGGCTATTGCAGATATACACATAGCTTATACAGAGTTTAAGACTTCCGGAAGAATGATTGTTAGAGAGAAAATTGATTTAGTAAAGGGGCTTTTTTCTAATGACGGAACTGGTGAACGAACTTTTGTGGAAATGCCTAACGGGGACACAATTTATATTGAAAGAAAATTACTTGTTCCCGTCCCTCTGTTATTCAGAGCCGAGAAAAAATTTCAAGAACAGGTAAAAGCCTGCATCCAGTTGAAAGAAAGAGAAAAACTGATGACACTTGATAAAATATTCAGTTTCTTTAAGAAATTCAATTTTTTTGGAGTAAAGTGAGGAGCGATGAAAAATAAAATAAAAGTATATTATTGCCGTGGTGAAAGATATTCTGATAGAGTTAGACAAGGATTATGCGGAGGTTTTGGAGTAATAGAAGATTTTATTCAATGGCTATACGGAAGAAAAAATATTGAGTATTTTTCAGGTTGGAAAGACAAAGAAATAATTGATTATATGAGAAAAAACTCTGGAAAAAATATTGACGAATATAATGGTTTCCCAGGATGTTGGGGTATTAAAAAGGAGTTATTAGATGAATAAATTAGATAAAGCAATTCAAGAAAAAGACAGAAGAAAACCAGAGCAAGTGCAAACGTATTACAAAAAATCAACGCCGCCCTTGGCGAAAGTGAGGAAAAATGGTAACTTATGGTAAATGTATTTGTCCTGCAACGGAGGAATCCTATACAGTAATAGTGTTCTTCCTCTGCGTAACATTTTTAATTTGGTGGTTTGCTAGGAAGTGAGGAACAATGACCGATAAAGAAAAAATCAAAAGATACGATTTGCTTGATTGTATCAAGCTTGTAGAAAAATGCCCGCATTGCGGAAATAATATCATAGTAAGTCTTACAAACTTTAAAACCGTAAGCTTTAAGTTTGGGCTGACTTGGACTTGCCCCGGTTGCCACACTGATTTTCATATTAAAAAAATCGAACTTGAGGAACATAAATAATGCAGAACATTTATACTGTTTTGGATAAAATAAGATTTGACGAACGTGTTAATGAAGAAATACGAATTTTAAAACAATGTGAAAACACAGACAGTTTCAATGCTATTTTATCTGATTTTGTATTCAAAAACTTTTGTTTCGGACTTATTCGGGATTTTTACGATGAGATTTTGAAAGAAAATGTTGCAAATAATGTTTCAAAACCAAATTCGCAACATTCCGAACCAAATTGCAACATTATGTTAAAAAACGCGGATAATTTTAACACGTCCGGCGGAAATGTTAAGGAGAATAACGAATGATATTTACTTGGAAATGCCCGAAGTGCAAAGAAGATAACGAAAGCGAATTTAAAAATATTAGGCAATGTCAGTGTGGTAAATGTGGGTTTATTTCTTTTTTTAGAGAAAGCGACTTTGCTTTTTTATCTTATGTGAAGAGCTTTGAAGAAAAACAAATATATGAAGAGGCAATCCGGAAAGTAGATATTGTAAAAAAAATAATCTAGGGGAATAGTTTAATGCGGTATATAGACCTTTTTTCGGGCATAGGTGGGTTTGCGCTGGGGCTGAGGCAGGCAGGGATAGAATTTGAAGAGCATTGGTTCTCCGAAATAGATAAGAACGCGATAAACATTTACAAAAAACATTTTCCAAATGCAAAGGAGCTTGGCGATGTGCGAGCAATTAGAGATTTTTTCGGGATTAAAGCCGACATTATCACTTTCGGATTCCCGTGCCAGGATTTGTCGGTTGCTGGCAAAAGGCGAGGTCTGGCCGGCGATAGAAGCGGTTTATTCTTTGAGGCGATGCGGATTATCAGAGAGCTTAAGCCTCAATATTTTATCTTTGAAAACGTCAAAGGTTTGCTTACAAATAACCGAGGAGCGGACTTTGTCAGATGTTTGCGGGAAATTGCCGACCTTGGGCTATATGAGTGCGAGTGGCAGCTTGTTAATACAAGCTGGGTATTACCCCAAAACAGAGAGCGGGTTTACTTTGTCGGACGTCTTGGAGGAAAATCCGGCGCAAAAGTATTTCCTCTCTCCTGTGGCAACAAAAAGGCTGATGGAATACAAGGACAATGTGCAAATTCCCTTACGTGCGACGGATATACAAAAATCAGACAAGCATCGTATGTTGTTGAAAGTCAACAGTCTCAGAAAGTCCGGCAAATAAACCGGACCGCAAAGAACCACCAGCAAGACAGGATTTATTCTCCGGAAGGGATATGCCCTGCGTTAAACACGGTCAGCGGGGGTAATTATGAGCCTAAAATAGTTTGCCCTGTATTGACGCCGGACCGGATTGTCAAACGCCAGAACGGGCGGCGGATGAAAGAAAACGGAGAGCCTTCGTTTACGCTGACGGCACAGGATAAGCACGGCATATATGACGGGAAGTCGGTTAGAAAGCTCACGCCGCTTGAATGTGAGCGTTTGCAGGGGTTTCCCGACGGGTGGACCGAATATGGTGCGGATGGCAAAAAGATGTCCGACCACGCCAGGTATAAAGCGCTGGGCAACGCGGTTACGGTTAATTTTCCAAGAATGATAGGGGAGAAGATAAAACCCGTTGACAAAATCAAAAAATATAGTAACAATTAACAGGGGATTAAACAAAAGAGGTTAAAAATGAAAGAAGAGCCGGAAATTTTGAAGATACGGAAACTGCTAAAAGTTAGCCGCGCGCAGTTCGGGCGGTTTATCAACCGGAGCGAGCCGAGCATAAGACGATACGAGGCTGGTTGTTTCGTGCCGCTGGAAGTTATGATTAACGCCCGGAAATGGCGCAAGCTGTATAATGAGATATACGGGAAAGAGGAAGAGGAGAAAGAATAGCCATGTATAAGCTTATTTGTTATTTAACGGCAATATATCAATATTCAAAAACGATTCATTACGAAGTCAAAGGCGAGGCTTTTTACGGAAAGCACTTGTTTAATGACCGAATCGCCGAAAATATGAATGATTATGTTGATTTGATAAAAGAGGTTGTTTATTTGGGGCACGCAAAAGACGCGCCGTCAGCTGGACAAGTGCTTGAGGGCACGTTGCCTTTACTGCCTGCAACAGAAGAAAACGACCAGCAAAACTATATCAACCTTTATAATTTGATTTTTCTTGCGCTGGACGAGATAGAGCAGTTAAACCAAAAGGAGCTGTCTGTCGGGGATAAAAATCTGATTGGTGGGATAGCACAAGACCTGCAGCAGAATTTGGGCTTGTTATGGCGGCAAATAACGCCGTATGCGTATGAAACAATGCAAGAGCGGGCTTTTATGCCAGAAGCAGAGATATAGCACTAAATGGGGAGAAAATAGGCTTATGACACAAATTTTATACAAATGCACAATAACGAACGACCCACACCCGGAAAATGCCGGGCAGTTGAACGCCTTAAAAATGCAATATGCCGAGGAGCTGGCAAAGATAACCGGGCGTGAAGAAGAGGAGTTTTATTGCTTTAAAAATCCGGTAAACGTAACCGCCACTGACCAGAACGGGACAATCATAGGTTTTATAGCCGTAGGAATGGCGGAGCAGGAAAAGCGGGTTTACGCCTGCCACGTTTACGTTATGCCGCAAGTCCGAAATCAAGGCGTATATAGGACAATGCTTGCGCGGTTGGTTAAGTTTGCCGAAGATATAAAATATAAAAGCATTACGGCGGGCGTTTTCAAAAACAATAAAATATCACAAAAGGCACACCGGGCGTTAGGGTTTGTGCCTTTTGCTAATTTATACGAGTTAAAAGTCGGGGATGCCGATTTGCACGGCTTGAAATAGTCATTTATGTATTAAATTTAGATAGTGGAGGGGTTAAATGTTTGAGAGCATACATAGGTGGTTTAAAAAGACTTTTCCAAAAGCAAGTTTTACCTCTCAAATTGTCAAATTAAAAGCGGAAATAGCCGAATTTGAAGAGGCAGAGGGTGATTACGCAGGAAGACCCTCCCGGCTTAATTATCTAAAATATCAGGAAGAGCTTGCCGATGTTGTGATTTGTGCGATTAACTTGGCGAGTTTTCCCGAAATGCAAGAGCTTATAAAAGAAAAAATGAAGATTAACCGCGCCCGGAACTTTAACGGGGACGAGCATATAAAATAATTTTGTCGGGGGTTTTATGAATCAATACGGAGCGCCATATATGGGCAGCAAGTCAAAAATTGCCGAGGATATACTTGCGGTATTGCCGAGAGGGAAGAGGTTTGTTGATTTGTTTGGCGGTGGTTTTGCTATGACACATTGTGCGATGTTGTCCGGTAAATATGAAGAGTTTTATTATAACGAATTAAACCCGCTTGTTGTGGATATGATAAAAAAAGCCATATCCGGGGAATATAAGAACGAGCGCCGCTGGATTGACAGGGAAACGTTTAACAGCCTCAAAGAAAAAGACGGCTATATTAAATATTGCTGGAGCTTTGGAAATAACGGGAGCTCCTACCTTTATTCAAAAGAGGTTAAGCCTTGGAAAAAAGCACTGCACTATGCCCGTATTTTTGGAGATTACAGCCTATTAAAAGAATTTGGCATTGATTCAAACGGCAGCAGGCAGGATATAATCGCGCACAAAGATGAATACAAGGAAAAATATATAAAATGGTATTTGAAAAATATGTGCCTATCAGACGCCGATTTTAACCGCCTTAAAAATGATTTGGATAAAAAGATAAAAGACCAGAAAGAAGAACTGCGGCAATATTTGTGCAACGCGTTGAAAGAATCGGGCTTAACGGCGGCGGAAGTTGACCGGCGGTTAAACACGCAGATGTCCAATCATTACTTCGGGCGTTCGCAGTGGGCTTTTCCTACGCGTGAAGAATATAATAAAATGCGCGCTTTTATGCCGCTTAAGCCTTATGACGAGGTTTACGGTTATCAAGAGTTGCTGCAAAGTCTGCAAAGGCTGCAAAGTCTGCAAAGGCTGCAAAGGCTGCAAAGTCTGCAAAGTCTGGAAATCAACTGCGGGAGCTACCTTGATTATCAATATAAAGACGGGGATGTTGTCTATTTAGACCCGCCTTACGAAAACACTGCCGCTTATTCAGAAGACGGATTTAATCATAAGGAATTTTACGATTGGGTTGCCAGCCGTCCGTATCGGGTGTATTTTTCAAGCTATGAAATATCTGACAACCGGTTTTATAAGATTTGGAGCAAAGAAAAAACACAAAACTTAAATGGGCAAGGGGCTGGAGCGAAAGTTCAAGAAAAGATATATTGCAATCAGCCCGAAAAAGTTATGTTGTTTTAAGGAGTTAAGGGAAAATGGCAAAAGGACACGAAAATTTAATACCACTTAACAAACGGTCAAAGGAAGCTCAAAGGAAAATCCAGTCAATGGGAGGAACGGCTTGCCGGGAGAAAAATAGAAGAAAAAAAAGCTTAAAAGAATTGACGCTTTTATTGCTGGAAAACCCCGTTGTTTCGGAAGAGGCAAAGGCGCAAATAAAGTTGCTTTTCCCGAACGTTGACACGGAAGACCTGACGAACGGTATGGCAATGACGGCAAATATTCTTTTGTCTGCCATAACGTCAAAAGACTTAAAAGAAAAGGTAAAGGCGGCGGAATACTTGCGCGACACTGCCGGGCAAAAGCCAGATACGACCGTAACCGGGAATGTTACCGTTGAAAAAGTGTTTGTTTCTGAAAAAGAGCAGGCGGAAACGTTAAAGCACATCAAAGAAGTTATTACCGGGGAAAATAAAAACGAGGGCTAAAAATGGAGCTGCAGCCGGAATATATCGGGCAAACGCTTTTAAAGCTTGGATTTGAGGCTTTTTTTAGATATTTGTTCCGAGTTATTGAGGGGCGGACCTTTATAATGGAGCCGATACACCCGGATTTGTTTAGCGTTTTTGAAGATATTTATAACCTTAAAAGGTTGCGGCAGACAATAAACATTTTCCCGCGTTCGTCAAAAACAACGTTGTGTAAATACTTTATTGTGTATAGTTGGTGTAAAAATCCGAAATGCAACTTTATTTATACTTCTTATTCGCAAAGCTTATTAAATGACATTGCCCGGGATATTCAGAATATAATGGAGCACCCGGCGTTCAAGGCGATGTTTCCGGTAAAATCCAGCATTGAGAGCGAATCGCTTGACCCGGTGGACGAGTTCTGGCGGCAATATTGGAACAAATCGGAAGACAACAAAAATATTTATTCTTCAAAAAAAATTGTAACATACGCGGGTGGGATTTGTATTTTTGTGAGCGCAGGCGGGCAAATTCTTGGATTTGGAGCCGGTATTCGCGGAGCTGATGACTTTTCCGGCTGTTTAATCCTTGACGACTTTGACAAGCCGGCGGATATAGCCAGTGAAGTGTTGAGAACAAAAACAAAGCGATACTATTCGGAAACGCTTTTATCCCGCTTGAACGATTATAACGTGCCTATTCTTAACGTTCAACAAAGGCTGCACGTTGACGATATATCGGGGTTTTTAAAAGACAAATACGGATTTGATGTTTTAAAAAAGCCTCTTTTGAATATACGCGGAGAGTGCCAAGCGCCCAGCCAGTATGATGAAAAGCGCCTAAAAGAGCTACAATTTGACAAGTCGGCTTTTTCTGCACAATACCAGCAAGAGCCGACACTTGAAGAGGGCAACCTCATTAAAAGGGGTTGGTGGCAATATTACAAGCCGGAAGAAACACCGGTTGAGGGCGTTTTAATTATAACGGCAGATACAGCTTATAAAAAATCAAAAACGGCGGACTTTTCCTGCCTGCAATGTTGGGAGCTTAAAACTGGAAAGCTTTTAATGCGCGATATGATTGTGGACAAGTGGGAGTTCCCCGAACTTTTGGAAAATGCTAAAATGTTTTGGGACAAGTGGACACGCCCCGAAATGATTATCCGGGCAAAATATTTTTTTATTGAAGACAAGGCAAGCGGGATAAGCCTTGTGCAAACGCTTGAAGATTTGGGCATTAACACCGTAGCTTGGAAGCCGAAAGATTTTGATTTTCCCGATGATAAAGTCGGCAGGACAAAAGAGGCAAGTTGGGCTATCTTTTCCGGGCTTGTCTTTTTGCCAGAAAATAATAAAATGAGTGAGTATTTAGTAGATGAGGCGGCGGGGTTTAAAGAGGATATGTCGCACTATCACGAAGATTCGGTCGATAGTTTCACAATGTCGTTCTCAATTTGGCGTTATTATGGCGGAATGAGAGATACAGAGCAACAATAAAGGGAGTTTTTGAAATATGACACGGCGCAACAAGGGAAAAACAAGACTTAAAACCGGCAATGCTTTATTGCACGGGGCGGGCGCAAGCACTTGGCAAGACCGGGGGAGTATACAACAGGGCGCAATATTCACGAAAAACCCCTATTATAACAACGATTATTATCGGCGCTGGCAAGATTTAGTGCGCTGGTATTATACCGACTGGGCAGCAAAAAAAATTGTGGATATTCCGGTGCAAGACGCATTTCGTGTAGAGCCGGAAATAAAAGGCTTGTCGGAGGAAGACAAAGAGCAGCTTATAAAATACCAAGAGGCGATGGGCGGCAGAGATAAGCTTTATAAAGCGGCCATTCAATCACGCTTGCTTGGCGGCTCAATCGTTATGCTCGGTATTAAAGACGAAGAAGACAACCCGGAAAAGCCGATTGATTTTGACAAGCTGGACAAGGGCGACCTTGCGTTTATGAATGTTGTTAGCGTGGAAAAAATAAGCCAAGTTCAATATGAAACAGACCCTTTTAGTCCGATGTATGATACGCCGCGTTATTATATGATTAACGGGCAGAAAGTTGATGTTAGCCGGTTACTGGTATTTGACGGGCGGCCGTTGTTTAACAGCGCCTCAATGAACATTTTACAGAATTTTAGATTTAATCCTGCCGGATTTGGGGAAAGCGTGTTGATTCCGGTATATGACGCGCTTGTCCGGTTTGCCGGGACGCAAGAGGGGGCGTATCATCTTGTTAATATGGCAAGCGTCCTTTTGGTTAAATGCGACAAGCTTATGGATTTGCAGGCTTCAAATATGGGCGAGCGCGGTATGCGTATGCTTGAGAAAATGGCGGAGCAGATAAGCATATACCGGGCGGGGATATTGTCCGGCAAAGATGTTGATGTCGCACAGCATAGCGCTACTTTTGGCAGCGTGCCAGAGTTGCTACAGACGTTTGCGCAGGTGCTTGCCGCCGGTTCGGATATACCGGCAACCCGATTCTTAGGGCAAGCCCCGGGCGGATTGAATGCTACCGGAGAAAGCGACCTTGAAAACTACTATAACAACGTTGCGAGTTGGCAAAATACCGTATTAAAAGCAAACGAAATAAAGATGTATAATATTTTGGGCGTTTCTTGTTTCGGGCGGGAAAAGTGGCAATCAATCAAGCCCGAGTTTGATATAGAATATAAGCCTCTTTGGAATTTAAGTGAAACAGAGCAAGCAACGGTTGACAACACCCGAGCGCAGACAATCAGCTTGCTGGAGCAATCCGGTTATTTAAGCCGCGAGGCTGCACTTGAAGAGTTAAAAGCCCGCAAAATCTTTGTCAATGATATAAAGCCCGAGGATATGCCGGATATGTCGCAGCTTGGATATATGGCAGGCGCAGGGGATGAACAGCCCCGAACGCCTGAACAAAATAACGAGTTATTTGGCAAAATTGCCGAAGTTGGGAATAAATAGCCGATGTCAACGATTGTATTAAACAAAGCTCCAAACAAGACACGCGGAAAAATTGTCGGCAAGGGAATTAAACCCCCGAAAGCGATAGAGTGGGAGGCACGCCGGGCAATTAACCGCGCCTTGCAGGAATTTGACGCCGAAATGGAGTATTTTAAAAACCACGTTGAAGACTACGCCCCGGCGCAGGCAAGCCGTATTTTATCGGAAATGCAGGAGAAGTGGGCGAGAAAGATTGAGCCGATAGCCGATAGGATAAGCGAAAACTGGCTTAATGCGATAAACGAGAGGCAGAAAAAGAAATCAATGGAAGTCTTGCGAAAAGCGCTTGGCGTGGATATATCGGCTATATTTGAAGACCCGCTTATTCAGCAGGGACTTGAAAATATGCGTTTTGAGGCGGCGTATTTGATTAAGACGATACCGTATGACAATATCGGAAAGGTTGCTGAGCGGGTTTATCAATACTACCGGGGCGAGCCTATGCCGGAGGGGCGGACACTCACACAGCAGCTTGCCGAAGAGTTCAAAATAAAATACGAACGCGCAAAAACTATTGCCCGCGACCAGACAAACAAGATGAACGGGAATTTAACGCAAATTAGGCAGACTAGCTACGGTATTGAAGAGTATATTTGGAGAACGGCACGCGACCAGCGGGTTGTTGGCAACCCTGCCGGGTTTTATCCGAAAGGCAACAGAGTTCACGGTAACCACTGGGAAAGAGAGGGGCATTTATACCGGTGGGACGAGCCGCCAATGGACGGGCATCCGGGCAATGCTATAAATTGCTTATTGGGAAATACTAAAGTTGATTTGACTTATGGCTTAAATCATATTTACGCCAGATATATTTGCGCCGATATTTATAAAATAGAATTTGAAAATGGCGATTTTATAGAATGCACGGAAAACCACCCCTTTTACATTGGAAACAGCTTTATTCCGGCAAAAGAGCTTAAAGCCGGTATTTATTGCTACAAAGATACGGAGATTCCCGCCGAAAAACAAATTGAAATAGAAAAACTTTTTAACATTTTTGCCTATAAAACACACATAGTTCCGCCACAGTTTTCGTGGTTTCACGGGGATTATTCAACAGAGCCGGCAGAAATGGTTGATGTCAATTTTGCAGAACAAGACGTTAAACACAATTACATACAAGTTATGGTTTCAAAAGTTTCAAAACAAAAAAAAGAAAAAGTTATGGTTTTCAACTTGGAAACAAAACGAGGGGTTTTTAATGCAAATGGCTATCTAAATCATAATTGCCGGTGCTTTGCCGAGCCGGTTATTGACTTGGACAAATTAAAAGTCCAGTATTATTAAAAGAATGGGGCGGTGGAGAAAGGAAAAATGAAAAAGAGTGTTGACGAACAGTTAATCGCCCTTGGCGAGAAAATAGCTAAAAATTACCGCCTTATTGTTGCGGTTGCCGCTTTTCTTTATGGTTGTTTTATTTTTGTAAACACGCAGGCACAGCACAGCCAAGCCATTTTAGCGATACAAAACCAGCACAGCCACGATATAGCCGAATTAAGGGCAAGCCATACAAAGCTGCAGGAGCGTGTAACATTAAACGAAAAAAACTTCAATATGACATCTGTAAAGCTGGATACAACATTAAACCGTATATCAACCGACTTGCAGTTTATTAAGCAAAAATTGATTGAAAAGGGGATGAAATGAAAAAGATAGCGAAGTATAAATACAGAATAATTTTATTTGCCGTTTTAGTTTTGGCAATAGTTGCCCTTGTCGCCCCGGATAAAGCGGAAGAAGTCGCAAGGGCTTTTATGTTAATTATTGTAGGTATTTGAAAAAATAAATTGTGGATAACTCAAAAAAGGGGGATTTGTGATGTTGTCTTATTTGATTGCTTTTATTTTTGGATTGTGGACAGGCAAGTTCCTATCCAAAAAAACGCGCGATAAAAATGGGCAGTTTGCTAAAATACCGGAGTGGCGCAAATGGTTTTGATTTGGTTTTTTGTTGGCGGTTTTCTCCGGCGCTGGTATGGCGGGCTTTTCCCGGACGATAAACATAAAGTGCTGGGGAATCGGGGCTTGCAAACAGGCGTTATGCTTGGCGCAATGCTTGGCATATTTGTTGACGACTGGCAGAGCTGGCGCGATTGGCTTGTTTCCGGGGCGGTTGCGTTGTGGCTGCAGTTCCAGTTCTGGAGCCGCGGACACGGCCAAGCATACGACTCGGGGCGAGGCGGTTATCCTGACGCAAACACGATGGCGCGTTATAATGAGCGCTGGTATCATATACCTTGCGACTGGATGGCAGAAAAGCGCTTTTATAGCTTTTACGGGTGGGGGTATGACTTCACTTATATGCTTTTACGCTATACTTGTCCGATGTTGCCGATGATTTTCTTTGATTGGAAGTATATTTTAATCGGGTTAAGCGTTGCGCCGGTATATGCTTTTTGTTGGCAATGGAGCGAATCCGATGTTTGGATATTCAAATTAAAAGGCTTAAGCACCGCCACAAACTTGGCAGAAGTTGTTTGCGGGGGCGTGTTTTATGCCGGGTGTTATCTTTTGGGGGCGCTATGACAAAACTATTATCATATTTAGCGGCTTTTCTTTTGCTGGTTGTTTATATTTTATCAACTTTGTATATTGAGAGAGGAAATAAAATAACCGTGCTAGAAACGCAAAAAAATGCGCTTAACGGCAATATAAATTATTTGGAGGCAGAAATTGAGAAACGAAATGAAAAGGCGTTGGCAGCCGATATCAGATTGCAAACGTTGGAGAAAGCAGCAGCGGCAGAGAAAAATAAGGGCGGTTTTGATTGGAATAGCCCTTTGCCTGTTGATTCTGTTACTATGCGGTTGCGCGCGGACTGAGTATGTCTATATTGAAGCGCAGCGTGAACCGGTAACGTGCCACCGGCATCTAAAAACTTTTTTGGATGTGGCAAAATGTTTAGAAGAATATAAAACAAAATATTGAGGGAAAAATGACCGATGAAATAGAGCGCCTTAAAAAAATGCAGGACTTCAACCGGCGGCAGGAAGAAACAGAGCCGGAGCCGGTGCATTGGGAGCCGGTGTCAAACATAGACCGGAAAGAGCAAGAGAGGCAGAAAATTATAAAAGCGGTGGAAGAACACCACAAAATGTATGTTGATTTGTGGTTGTCGCATTTAAAGGGGCGCGGGCGATGAAAGAAATCTTTATTATCGTAGCCGCGCTTTTTTTGGCTTCCTAATAGCTCAAATAAACAAAAAACTTGCGCATTTAATACGGATTATGTGAAAAAATCACAAAAAAGTTGATGAAAAGGGGCGAAATGATGATTATAGCCTACACGGACGCAACGATAGACGCAAAAGGTGTTGCCGGAATTGGTATTGTCATCATCAACGGGAGCAAGAGAAAAGAATACGCCCTTTTTACGAAATGCCGGACGATTAACGCCGCCGAAATATTCGCGATACACTTGGCAAGTATTTTAACGCACGGGCAGGCGCTTGTTTATACCGATTCGCAAACGGCGCTATCCTACATTAAGGGAGAGATAAAGGACAAGCCCCGGACGCGGGAGCAATATCTCAACCACCTTGAATGTAAATACTGGGCGTATCAGGTAAAGAGAAATAAGGGCATTCGGGTTGAAAAGGTTAAAGCCCACACGAACAGGCGCAACCAGCACGCCGGAAACAACAAGCTTGCCGATACGCTGGCGATGCTTGGACAATTAAAATATTACGAAAACGCACGTGCTGTTGTCAAAAAAGAAAAACGAAAGTATGATAAAACCACAAATTCAATTTTGCAGAAAAAAAGGAGCTCAAACTGCAGATTTTAGTTTATCCTCTGACGGGTGCGGACTGGTTTGTGCAACGGCCGGTGTCGTGCATATAAAAAAGATTGTAACCGTTGGCACGGCTACAACCTCAAACATCTATCAGGCTTTATATAAAAATCAAGCAGCTATTGATAACGGGCAGATATTTATCCACTCTTCCGGCGTAACAGTCTTTGCTGAATATTTATAATAAATCCTTAAAGAAAAGGGCTTTTTCTTCGTTTCTACGGCGGACAAGCCCTTTTAGGACTTTTCCCCCGGCTGTAACCCAGTCCCAGTTGTTATATGCAGTTTGCCAGTCTTTTGCCTCAATAGCCGCTTTACATTTTGACTTGTCAAATGCCGGGTTTCCTATGTTATAGATAAGGCTGCAAAGGGATGCTTTTTGGTCGTCTGTAAAGTCGCCTTTGGGGAGCTTTATTTGCGTTTTGCAATACCAGTCAAGCAGCTGGCAAGCCCTGTCTTCTGTTATCGGTTTGTCGGTTAATTTTACCCGTGCGCCCGATTCGTAGTAGGTGGTGCCGTAGCCGACAGTCGGACAACCTGCCGGACACAGATACGGTTCGGATTTAAAGCCCTCATATTTTTTTATTAAATCGTAAATTTTCATTTTGTTTCTCCCTCTTTTTTCAACAAAACGTTCATAATGATTATATCTTGTTGGCGCTTTTGAGTAAAGCACCGCTTAAATACGGTTTTCGCCTCAAACTTAGAGTTGGCTTTAACAATCTTTGTTTTGAGTTCTTCTTTACCTTTAATCCAATAAAAAACCTCATAATATTTTGAAATCATCTTTTCCCCCGCTTTTTTGAATTTACCCTATACTTTTCAATTTGTTCTGCCTCGGATAAAGGCAAGCCCAAAAATTTAACCCGATAATATATCGTATTATAAACAAGATTTTTTTCTATGCAGTATTGCCTTAGCGATAAACCGTCCGTTTCCCACTCCCGGCGCAGCCTCTTGCGGTTGGCAGAGGCGCAAGCTTCGTCTACGGATATATCTTCATCAATTATCCGCTGGCGCAAGGTGTGATAATTAAAACCGTTTTCATTGCACCATTCAACGAGGCTTTGACCGTCTGACCGCTTATACATCGGGCTTTTCCATTTACCCCCTTTGTGTGGCATTTTTCTTGCTCCTGGCGATTTTTTCATAGTCGGCAGCGGTGCTTCCTTTCTTAACAATCATCCCGCAGTGGGAGCAACGCCACTTTCCGAAAAATGCGTTATCAACTCCGCAGACAAGCCAAACAAAAAGCCACACCCCGCAAGTGATAAGAGATAAAAACAAGTGAAGAATATGCGAAGTGCCTTTCTTTTGGATTAAAACTTGTTTTTCGCAATACGGGCAATATCCCGTTCCGTTTATTATAGCCATTTTTATTTACTCCTTTAAATAGTTGTTTCGTTCAATATGTTTTCCGCCAGTTGTTCGGCGGCGTATTCTATGTCCATCTCAAATATGCTTTCAACGCTAAAATCCCCGGTTCTGACTTCCGGTATACATTCAGAATAATATTGTTTTGCCGCCATTATACACGCGCCCGTTTCTATAACTGTTTTAGGCGGGCGGTATCCGTCAACATTGAAAGGGCTAAAAGAAGTAGCTTTATTGTCTGCTTTGCATATTCCCACAAAGCGCAAGTGGTCGATGCCTTTTATAACGATAAATTTTTCCAATCTTTTATCTCCTTATAAATAGAGGTTAATTCCTCAAAGGCTTTTTGCTGGTTAGATTTTCCGGTTATATCCGAAAAGTCATCGGCAACATAAAGCCAGTGCATAGCGTTGTTCACGGATTGAGCGCACTTTATAATAAGGTGTTGCAATTCCCGGTTGTTATGCTGCAACATCTCACATAGGTTGATTGCGGACAACAAAACATCAGAACTTCTTTTACCGTCATTGCACGTGTTTAATTCGTCTTGCGATTTTACAATGTTATCTTTAGGCATTTTAATCGTTCCCCCTATTCAAATACCAGTTAGAATACCGCATATATACCCTTTCAGGATATGCCGCGAAAATATGCTTGTCTTTTGTTTCTTCAAAATCCTTGATTTTGTGGGATATGTTATACAAATGGCTTGACCAGATGTCCTGCGCCGCCTCAAATGTTTCTTGTTCAATATTGCAAACGGCAATAACATCTTCATACCCGGGCTTGTTTGATTGAATGATGAAAACAAATTCAATCGGATATTCGCCGTATTTTTCCCGGACAGCCTCGCAGTAATGAACGGCTTGGAGCGGATATTGCAATTTTTCCGGCCATTTAATAACACCGTCAATATCGGAGCTTGTTTTATAGTCAATTAAAACAATTCCCTGACTTGTGCGCTTTATAGCGTCAATTTTAGCCTTGCAATCAACATCATTTTCTTCATTGTGCCAGACAATAGGTAATTCAGCCGTTGCCCCGGTTACAATCTTTTTTACTTCCGGGTGGGAACGGAGATTCGCGAGCATAGCCGTTGCGTGATTCCACTCGTCCTGATTGATAACAATCTTGCCGGGGTTTTCGGCTTTTATAGCCTCGTATTTTTTATTGCGCCGGGATTGTCCGAAGTCGGCGATAACATAACGGTTTTGCGCCTCTTTTGGTTCAAGCAAAAGGCAATGCGTTAAGCCGCCGAAAACAAGCGCGTCTGTTTCTGCGTCCGGTTGTTTTTCCGGGTTAAAAGGGCTTGTGCGCCAAAATTCATACGGGCTTTTGTCGTATGTTTTTATTTGGCTTGCCGATATTGCCGGATAGGCGAAATAATCATCATCAGATTTTATGTCAATATCTTTTAACGTTTTTGACTCCTAAATTAAATGTTGCGACAGTTGATTGAGAATAAACAGTGCTGTTCTTGCAGGTTTTCACGTTCTTGGCGGCACAATTCCGCGTCAATGCCGAAAAGAATAAGCCAGCCGAACATTATGCCAGTAAACCCGCAAATAAATCCGTTAATAAATGCTTTCATCTGTATCACTCCTTTTTAAAATCGTTGTGGTGTTGATATAGTCATATATATCCGAAAATCTGATATTGTCAACAACTTTTTTATAATTTTTCAAAAATTTTTTAATTGTGTGCAAAAAAGGTTTATTTGCGCGGTGTTGACTAAGGTTTATTTTTGCGTTTATCATAAAGGCACAAACAAAAAAAGGAGTTTTGTTAATGTTTGTTAAATCGGAACGTGTAAAAATCGGCAATAATTGGCGGATTGACGATGACGGGTTTATGCTGGTGCGTGCCAGGGTATTAAAAGAGGGCATTTTCCCGTATCGGACAAGTGAAATTGAGGGCTTAAAAGAAGAACAGCCGGTTATAGACGTTTATATTCCTGCGACAGAATTTACCCCCGCCGCATTAAAAACAGGCGAGGGCGACCCGGTTATCATTGATGAACACGCGTGGCGGACGGCAGACAATACGCTTAAAGACGGGTTGACCAAAGGCACGGTTGCAGGGAATTTGTCCGTTGACAGTAAAGGCGGTGTTGTCTGCGAATTTAAGATTTATGACGCCGACACCATTAACAAGATAAAAAGCGGCGAGCTGGTGGAAGTATCCGCCGGTTATGAAGCCGATTTTGTGAAAGAAGACGGCAGCTTTGCCGGTATGCCCTACGGGTATAAGCAACAAAACATCGTATTCAATCATATGCTACTTTGCCATAAAGGCGAGGGGCGTTGCGGTGCTGATGTTAGAGTTTTTAACAAAAAAACAGGAGTAGATAAAATGACTGTAAAAATCCGTTATAAAGTTGGAAATACCGACAAAGAAGTTGAGTTTTCCAACGAAGATGACGCAAAAAAAGCCGAGGATATGGCAAAAGACCTGTCCGGGGCTAAAGGTGCTGAAATTGACAATGCACTTGAGGAAATCAAGGAAAAGAAAGAACAGATTGAAACCCTGAACGCCGAGCTTGAAGATGCAAAGCGCAAAGTTGAGGAATACAAGCAGAAACTTGACGAGGCTTTGAGTCCAGAGGCGCAAGAGGCACTTGCCGAGGATATTCTGGAACAGCGCGAGGCAGAAGACGCGGTTATTGAAACCGAAGTGGAAGACGAGGAAAAAGAAGAAGTCCGTAATGCTTGCAAGGCAATGAATCGGGCTGAAAGACTTGTCCACTTGGCAAGCCACGTTATGAACAAAAAAGGCGTTGACATTAAAGAGTGGAGCGATGACCAGAAGATTGGCGCGTTTATGGCGATTGCCGCCGAGGCAAAAGCTAAAATCGGCAACAAAAAGAAACTTGTAGCCGGTGCCGGGGTTGTTTCTGCAAAAACCGGTAACAGCGGACTGGACGCGAAGTCCCGTATGCTGATGTTTCGTAACAAAAAATAGAGGAGTAAAAAAAGATGAGTAACAATAGAGGCATTTACGGCGGCGTGCCGTTTGGCGCTATTCAAACCAACTTTTACGACCAGCAGGAAACCTCTGCAGACGGGCGGTTAGCTTATGCAAGCGATATTGACCTCTGCGATGCCATCTCTGTTGGCGAAGAGGGTGGTGTTGGCGTTGGCTATGGCGTAAAAATCGTCGCTTTGTCCGGTGCGGCAAAACGCCCGGGAATTAACGACCAGCAGATTATTCTGCCGGATAGTTCTTCAACCACTGCCGATTTTGGCGGTATGGTTATTCGCACAATGGCTGGCAATACCGGCGCTGACGGCGAAAACTATATGCGCGAAAAATCAATGGCAACCGTCCTGCGTAAAGAAAGAGTCGGCGGGCGTATTTATGTTCGTATGGCTGACGCTTTTACGGCTGGAGCTTCCGCTTATTGGCGTATTGCCGAACGCGTGCCGAATAGCAATGTTAAAGTAGGGCGTTTGTGTGGCGCGGCAATCTCCGGGCAGGGAACAACCCCGGCGGTAGCTGCAACCGGAACTGTAACCTTTACCGAAAATCCGGCAGATGGCGACACGCTCAAAATCGGAAGCACGACCTATACCTTTAAGACATCACCGGCAGCTGCAAATGATGTTGCCATTAAAGGGACTGTATATGAAACAGCCCAGAACTTGGCGGATGTTATCAACGGCGATTCCGGCGAGGCTTACGCGGGGACGACTTCCCCGTCTTTGGACGTTTCCGCAGAAGTTGAGGCTGGCGTAATGACTTTGACAGCCCGCACGGCTGGAACTGCCGGCAATAGCTTGGCTTTGGTGCAGACCGGCAATTTTGCAAATGTATCCGGTGCGACCTTGTCCGGTGGCGTTAATTCGTCAACCTCATCGGTAACCGATACAGTGCAGCTGCCGAATGTTAAGTTTAGAAGTTCCGGCGCTGCTGGCGACTTGGCTTTGGTTGAATTTGTAACCGATTAGAATAAGGAGTATAGAAAATGAGTATCACTTATGGTGGACAAAAGGCAGTAACCGCACAGGAAGTTGCTTTTTCAATCTATACAGCCGTTGATTCCGCATTTTTTGACGTTGAATACCCGGAGCAGGACTGGTATAAAGTCCTTAAAGACGACCAGATTATCTCCAACATCAACGCAGGCGCACAGAACTACGGGTTTATTACCCGCGACCGTCAAGGCTCTGCAGCGTTTATCGGACAGGCTGAAAACAATAACATCCCGATGGTTTCGCAGTCTATCGGTGCGGTAACCGTGCCGCTGGCTGCCTCTGCTGTTGGGGCAAAAATCAACAACGAAGACGCTAGACAATGGCAGTTTGGCTTTAATGGCAATCTGGCGCAAGAACTTGGCGAAATTATGCGTGTTGCTTGCGACAACCTGATTGAAACGTCAACGATGTTCGGCGATTCCTCCGTTGGGTTCCAGGGCTTTATCAATTATCCGGGTGTTGTCATCTCTAACGCTATGCCGTCCGAATCGGTTCCGGCATCTACGAAGTGGGAAGACAAGACAGCGCAAGAAATGATTAAAGACGTGCAGTCGGCTATCCGCGCGGTATATCTCCGCACCAGAACGGTTATGCTGCCGAATGTTGTCTTTTTGCCGCCTGAACAGTTTTCTATGTTGAACGACACGCCGTTCACGTTGGGGACTGGCGGGGCAACAGCCGCATTTAGTTCGGCGCTGGATTACCTGAAACGCAACAATCTGTATACACAGTTGCGCGGACAGGAATTGGAAATCGTCCCGATTCGTTACCTGCAGGGTGCGGGTGTTGACGGTGCCAACCGTATGGTTGTTCAAGACCGTAGCGCGAAAAATCAGGCTATGCCGTTCCCGCTGCCCTATCAGGTGCAAGCGCCGGTTCCGGTTCCGCTTGGTGCCGAGTTCTATTCAGAACAGAAACACGGCTCGTATGCTATGCGTCAACCTGCAGCGACTATGTATGTTGACGGCATTTAATCATAACTTTTGAAAATGGGGGATAAATACAATGGCTTTTCAAAAAGGTAACAAATTAGGCAAGGCGGCAAAAAAAGCCGCCGAGCCTAAAAAAGAGGTTAAGGCGGCAGCAGAAGACAAAGCGGAAGAGGTAAAAGACTCTGATGTTTTGGCGGCAGTCAATCAGGAAAAACTGGCAGCAGCGCAAGGCGTTAAAAAAGAGGCGCAACCGGTAGAAAAGGAATATATCCCGGCTAGTAAGTCATATTACACGGTTTGGAATATGTCCGTAAACCCGCTTTTATTGAGAATCGGCAAGCACGAAATTGAGATAATCTCACGGGAGTGCAAAAAGGTTGACGCAGATATTTTTGAAGAACTGTTAAAACTTCAATATATCCGCAATCTGCTTGACAAGGGGCTTTTACGGGCAACCAAACAAGTGGATAAGGACGAGCCGTTAAGTAAAGATATATCGGTGCAGAAAGCCCCGGAATATCTGACGGAAAACGTAAGCCGGACAGACGGGTTTATGACCATTGCCGCGGAAGTCAAAAAAGACGCAGGCGGCAAGGCTTTTAAACCTGCCGGAAGTATTGATATTAACTTAGGGTAAAACAAAATGGCGTTCGTTTATGTAGATTTTATAAAAGCTTATCCCGAATTTGCCGTTGTGGAGCAATCCGCCGTAAATTATCGGGGCAGCTTTGCCGATAGGTTTGTAAGCAATACGACTTTTGGCGAGTTTAGAACGGACGCCGTTTTCTTGTTTACCGCGCATTGTTTGGCGATTGAGTTCAATATCTCGTCCGGTTTGGCAAATGCCGGTAAAAACTCCAGTATGTTAAATACCGGAGTGGCGAGCTCAATTAGCGCAAGCAATGCGAGCTTATCGCAATCGTTTGTCAACAACTCTTTGATAACAAGCGACAACCCGCTTTTTGCCGATTTGGGCAGAACGGTTTACGGCTTGCGATTCCTTGAGCTGTTGCAGATGTGCGCGCTTTATGGCTACGTTGTTTTAAGCCCTGACACATTTTGAGGATTTGGAAAAATGCAGGCGACCGCGACTTTTCAACAGAAAAATAAAGGTTTTGCCGAAAAGCTTTTGAAGAAAGCAAAAAAAATGCAAGACCTTGAGGCGGCTTGCGGTTTTCCGAATACAGTCAATTTGAAATATGATAACGGCGCAAGTGTTATTGATGTGGCAATATGGAATCAATACGGGACATATAACAGCCCGGCGCGTGATTTTATGACACCCGCAATCAATAATATAAAGGCGCAGTGGGGAAAGATGGCAAAAGCGGCAATGCCCGCCATAAACGCCGGAAAAGTTGACGCAGAAGTGGTGTTAAATCAGGGCGGCAATATGGCGCAGGGTGAGATACGAAAGTCAATCGTTGACTTAAAAGACCCGCCGAATGCGCCGATTACTGTTTCCGGTGGCTGGATGCATAACAAGAAAAGCGGAAAGCTTTTTTACGCCAAGGGCAAAGGTTCGGATAATCCGCTGGTTGATACAGGAAAAATGCTTGGGGCTGTAACTTATACGGTAAGAAAAAGGAGTTAAAGCGTTGTCTGTTTTGCCTATGGATTTTAGTTATACTTTGCAAGCGTTCGGGCGCAACCATAGCGTAAGCGCCTACGAAAAGCGTGGCGAATTAAAAGGCGGGCGTTGGGTTAAGACGATAGAGAATCGCCGGGCAGTCAATAATTGTATTTTGCTTAATATTGAAGAAAAAACGCTTGAATTGATAGCCGAGGGCAATTTGGTAGACGAGGCGTATTGTGTGATGTTTCAGGATATGCAGGATACGTTTTACATTGCCGACCAGCAAAACGCGGATATACAGCCCTTGCAGACTTTTCTTGAGATTGACGGCAAGGAATTTATTGTTATGAAAAACCCGGCAACACACAAAAACGCAAACTTTAAGAGCTACTACGCGATTCGGTATAAGGATATAAAAAACGATGTCAATGCAGGCGCTTAACATAGACGAACAATTAGAACGGGCTAGGCAGCTTTTTCGGAGCTTGGCGGAAGTTGCCACTGGTTTGCCGTGCGTTATAGCGCCTTATGACGGACCGACTCCGGCGAATCAATATTGTTCTGTTTGGGTTAAGGAATTAAGCCCGGAGCAATACGATATTCAATACACCGGTTTTAATGATGAGGGCGATTTTTACATTGACCAGAAAAACGAAACATATTTGAAAGTGGAGTTTAAAGCCTTTGGACAAGGGGCACTTGCAGCGCTTGAGAAAGTCATAAGCGAGCTAAAAAGCCCGGAGCGGGGGTATGGCGCGACCGATGACGAAGACCCGCTGGAAAGGATAAAAAACGCGCCTTTGTGGCAGTATCTTGGATATGGCGGACACGATAATATTCAAGATATATCAACGGTTGTTTTGGGTAAGGTTTTGCCGCAAGCAGTCGTTAACGTTTATTTTTATGCAAACTTGAGCACGGTTAAAGTCATAGAGGGTTTTGACGTGGTTGACTTAAACGTTAGTGTTCGTGATAATAAAGAAGATATTTTTACGGTAAAAATAGGAGGACAATAAAATGTCAATAACACCGATTGAACTTGACGTTCAAATTAGTTTAAGCAGAGCGCAGTCATTGACCCCTACGGATATGACGTTGCAATGCTTTAATACGCCGAACGTTGATTTTTTGCACGGGGAGCGCGTCCGGTTTTTCAGCGACAGCGATTCCTTTAATGAAATTACAACAAGCGGCAGCTCTGTATACTGGGCGGGCAATGCCTTTTTCGGCTTGACTTCCCACCCGGCGCAGATTGCCGTAGGGCGCATTTTTACAGACAATCAGCCTGCATATTTGCTTAGCTCGTCCGTTGACTATGCCGCTTTAGCCTCTGTTTCCGAGGGTGCTTTTAGCGTAGCGATTGACGGCGTGCGTCAGGAATTATCGCCGACCGATTTTTCCGGCGTAACAAATTTACAAACTTTGATTGCAGCATTAACGCCGTCCGTAAACGCGAACTTTATTGTTGAAGAATATAACGGCAATTTGATTTTGAAGAGCAAGACAAACGGCGCAAACTCTTCTATCGGATACGCCGCCGCGCCGACTGCAACGGAAATTGAAACACCGGCAGTTTTGACCGGCGGCACGGTAACACCGGCAAGCCTGACAAGCATATCAGACGGCTCTCTTAAAATCTCTGTTAATGGCGATGAAAAAGATATTACCGGGCTTGACTTTGCAAGTGCTGACGATATTAACGGCGTTGTAACGGTTTTGACCGGAAAGATTGACGGCGTAACTATTACGGCAAATGAAGAAAGCTTGATTTTGACGACAACCGAAACAGGAAATGCGGCGACCTTGGCTTTTGCAAGCGCCGGTTCTGCCGGGACTGACGTTTCGGCGTTGCTTGGCTTGACTTCCGGGGCTGGCGCTACGGTTGCAAACGGCACAACGACACCGGTTGTTGATATATCCGAGATGTTAGGATTGACGCAGGAAAGCGGAGCAAGCTTGCAGGCGTCCGGTTATGTTGCGGGGTCAATTACCGAAGAGCTGGCAGCAAACCGCGCTTATATCCAAAATATCGGCTCAAATGCCTATGCTTGGAGCTTGGACGCGGAATACAGGGACACGCAGGACGCACAGGATTTTGCCTCTTGGGTTAACGGCTTTGGCGTTGAGGGTGTAACTTGTATCGTAACAAACAACCCGAACGTGTTAAGCGCTTCCGATACGTCAAATATTGCCTATATCTGCAATTCAATGAATTATCAGGGCATAGCAACGTTTTATCACGATAATGCGCAGGTTTACCCGGATGTTGCTTATTTGGCGACCTTGCAGTCGGTTAACTATGCAACGGCAAACAGCGTTTTGGATATGAAGTTTAAAAACTTGGGTTCTATCCCGGCTGTTACCTTGCCGGATTTGAACACAAACCTGACAACGCTGGGCAACAAGCGTTGCAATACGATTACCTATTGGGGAACGCGGGACGCTTTGTGCGTAAGAAACGGCGACCAGTCTTCAAGCTTGTGGCGCTCGGATTTGTGGGTTAACGTCTGTAACTTCATTGCCGAATTGAAAATCAATGTTGCGAACGTATTTTTGCGGAATAAAAAAGTTCCGTATACGGTTGGTGGGCAGACCCTGTTGACTTCCGCAATTACGCAAACGTGTGATGCCTATGTAACGAACGGGAGCTTTGCCGACCGTGAATATGCCGACAGCACGGCAGAAAACGGAGTTTCGTTGCAGAAAGCCTATACAATCACGCCGCAGCCTATATCCAGTTCAACGGCAGCACAGCGCCGCGCTGGTATCGGCACGCCGTTCGCTATTGTGTTGAACGACAGCGGAAGTATGCGGAGCGTTGCAATCTCTATTGAAGTTGTTGATTAAGAGGAGTTAAGACAATGGCAGTAAGAAAAATTTACAATCAGGGGCAGCTTAGTTGTTCTTTTAACGGAACACATCTGCAAGGCTTAATGTCCGGCGCCTCTGTAACAATTCACACAATCGGCGGCGAAGTTGAGCTGACCGAGGGAACGGACGGCGGAGCGGCAAACATCGCCACTTTGCAGGGCGGGCGTATTACGGTAACGTTTCGCGAAACTTCCGACAGCGTAGACTTCCTGAATACGCAAGTATCACTGCAACAGGTAAGTTCAACGCCGGGCGTGTTTATTCTGTATTCGGGCGTTAAGCGCCTGTATACGATAGCGAACGCGCTTGTGTCGGTTCCGGCAGACTTATCCACCGGCGACAAACAGATGGGCGGCGTAGCCTTTGATTTTGTCGGCACCGGAATGGTTGTTGCACCGGGCGAATAAAAAAGGAAGAGAAAAAGCCCCGGACGAAAACGGGGCTTTACTTAAATTAACATAACGAAAGGTTGTAAAATGGATAATATGGGGGAATTTACAAGCTTTTCCGTAAATGGAAAGACCTATAATATAAAAAACTTCAGTGTATTTGAGGCGTTGAGTTTTCATATTGAATTTATGGCTACAATGGGCGGCTTTATCGGTTCTGCAATAGCTTTGTTTAATAATAAAGGGGAAGAGCCGAAAAAAGGAAAAAACACGCCACAGGGCAAAAAAACGGGCAATGACGAAATAGCCGAGCTTTTTGCAAAAATCAAACCGGAAGAAACGGAGCGGCTGATGAAGAAAGTTTTAAGCCGTGTTATTACGCCGGAGCAGATTTGCCTGGAAAATCAGGCGGCGGCTAACGACTGGTTCGGCAGACCGGAAAACGCTGGGGACTTATGGCTTGTATGCTTAAACGGGCTGGTGTCTTTGGTGGGGGAATATTTACCGAGTGGGCTAAATACAGCGCTACTCGGGTTCAAGAAAGTTCTGGCAGGGCTATCAGCATTGAGCCCGGACAACGCGTCTATGCCTTTATCGGGGAGCCGGTAAGGCGTGGGCTTGTAGACTTTGCTGGGTTGTATAACGGCAAGGTTTCAATTAAAATGTTTTTTGAGGCAAAACGGATGGCGGACTGGCTTAATTATATTGAGGCGGCGAGCTATCATAAAGAGGGCTGACAAATGGCTGTTGTTGACGAGTTAGTTACATTATTATCGTTTAAGACGAGCCCCGGAACTGAAAAGGCTATAAAGTCCATCAAAGACGGGATAGATGCGTTAAAAAGCGAGGTTACGAAGTGGGCGGCAGCAGCAACGGCAGCCGGAGCAGCCACATCTGCTTTTTTGCTTAGTGCAAGCGATAAGGCGATAGAACTGCAAAAGCTATCGCAATCAACCAACTTGTCAACAGACAGCCTGCAGCAATGGCAATATGCGGCGGAGGCTGTCGGCGCGTCATCGGCCGCCGTAACCTCTGACCTTGAAAGCTTGCTTAAAACGATGAGTTCGCCGATTCCGGGCGAGCTTAATATGGAACTTATGATGTTAGGCGTAAGCGTCCATAATGCAAGCGGGCAGCTTAGGGGTGCCGATGAAGTCTTAAAAGATGTTGGGGATAGACTTAATAAAATGAGTTCTGCCCGTGCTGTCCAGTGGGCGGAGCGTGTCGGCATATCAAACGACACGTTGATGTTGCTTAAACAGGGACGGCAGGGATTAAGCGAACTTTTTGAAGAGGCACAGCTTGTTGGCGCGATTATACCGGAAGACGCCATCAATCGGGGCGCGGAGTTATCAAAATCAATTAAAACGCTTAAAACTGTTTTTCAGGCTTTGGGTAACAGCATAGCTTTGAGCTTTGCGCCGAACTTGAAAAAAGTTGTGGATAACTTCAAACAATTTTTAATCAACAACGCGGAGTTTGTCCGGCAGGGCTTAGGCATAACTATTGACGGAGTGAGTCGGGGCTTTGGGCGCTTTTGGGATATTCTCGTTAAAATAAAAGACGGGTTTGTTGCTCTTCTTCAACCTATGCAGCCGTTCTTAAAAAATATGGATGCGGTTAAGGTTGTTGCCGGGCTTGTTACCGGAGCGCTGGCCGGTTTTCTGGCGTTAATGGCTCCGGCAATCATACAGTTTGCGGCAATAGGCGCGGCGATTGCCGGTGTGTCTTTGGTTATTGAAGACTTCATCACATGGATGCAAGGCGGGGAAAGCGTCATCGGGGATGTTATCGGCGCTTTTTCGAGGTGGATGGATAAATTCCCTGAATTAAAAGAAGACTTAAAATCAGTTGGGCAGGTTTTCGCCGATGTGTTTAACGCCATACCGGGCTTAATAGACAAGTGCATTGATAAAATTGAAGATATGTTCCCGGTTATAAACAAGATTTTGAGCAGCTTAGGGAAAGTTATTGATTTTGTATACGAGGGAGCAAAAACAGCGGGCGAAAATTTGACCGAAGGTGCGTTAAAAGTCTTTGGCGGCTATGAGGGGCAGGGAGCGCGTGAAAACGCGCGCAGGGGCGAAAAAATCCTGCCGCAATTAACGCAAGCACAAACGGAAAAGCAGGACACAAGCTTAAAAGACGGCATTATTCAGCTTTTGGGTTTTGGCGGGGAAAAATCGGGAAGCGGCAAAAATATTATACAATTACCGAAAGCCGAAGATATAGACCGTATGTTTGCCGAGTATGACAAGGCACGCGCGATTCCGTCAATAGATTTGACAATTCCACCGCAGGCACAGCCGCAGGCTGGCGCGGGGAAAGGCATTGTAAATAACAACCAGACCATAACGATTATGACCGGAGCAGACGCGCGCAGCGTTATTCAGGCAATGCAAACGGAAATGCCGGACGCTAACGTTGTTTCTTCCGGGACGTATGGCAGCTTTATCGGGGGTTATTAAAAGATGAGTTTATTAAATGCAAACGCGATTTTAAACATTTTCGGAAGTAACGCCCTTATATCAAGCGAAACTTTGGGCGATGTTTCCGCCGATGTGAAAATCAGCGAAGTTCATCAATACGAGGCGGACGTAACAACAACCACGCTTGAAAACGGCACGCAGGTATCAGACCACGTCATCACGCACCCTATACAGGCAACATTAAACTTTGAGATGACAAACAGCGGCTACGGGGCTTTGTTTGGCAGTCGGGCACAAGATGTTTTTGAAACGCTGGCGGCGATTGTGGAAAATCGGGAGCTCGTTACCTTAACGACCGAACACGCCATTTATGACAATATGATAATTAAAAGCTTTAATCCTTTGCACCGCGCGCCGTATAAAGGAGCTTTGCAGATTGCCGTAACCTTGCAGCAAATAAACTTTGTTTCGGTTGATTTGGTAACCTTGCAGAGCAACGGGACAACAGCCGGGGGTTTAAATACGTCTTTAGCGGGAATGGTAGACAGCGGGCGCGCAACCGCGACTTATGTCCCGGAAGTCAACAGTTCGGTTTTAAGCGACTTCAAAAACAGTTTATTCGGGGGTTGATATGCCATACTTATTACCTTTTGACAACACGCCGAGCGCAAGAAAAACAATCATATTAAACGAGATGTCGCTTGTTTTTGAAGTGAATTATTTTCCGAACATTCAATGCTGGCTTATGGATATATACCAACCGGCAGAAAGCGACACGGAAACAAATACGCCGGTTATAACCGGGATAAACTTGCGCACCGGTGTTGATAATTTGATTAAGGGAAAATGCGAGCTTTTAAACGGGTGGGCAATCAATGTTGCCAGCCTGACGGGAAAAGAAAACAACACGCCTGACAGTTTGGGGAATGATTGTTTTATTGTGGTTTATATTCCGGGCGAAACGGTGCCGGTTTCTTTTGAGGATAAAAAACTTGATTAACTTTAAGCGAAATTTGGAGTTGTTAGTGGGACCGTTGAAAGATTATCAAGGGGACGGCAACAGCCAGCAGGCAATACGGATATTGTCTGACGGCTCAACTTCAACTTTGCGCATTAAAGCCAATATCACAAAAAGTATGATAAGTATTCCGAATGCGAGCCAGATTACGGTTTACGGGCTATCAAAAGAAACAAGAAACAAGATAATGCAGAGTCAAGCCAGTGTCCGGCTTTATGCTTGGTATGACGGGCAGCAGAAAGAGCTTGTTTTCCGGGGAGGGATTTTGAATTGTGTTGTCAACCGTGAGGATACGGACATACCGATAACGTTAATATCTCTTGACGGGCAGGGCGGATTTATGCGTGCGCCTGTTTCCGTATCATATACAAACGGGATACAGTTAAAAGACGTTGTCAAGGATATTGCCGGAAAAATACCGGGCGTAACGATTGACGACAGCCGGATTGATGTTTCCGGGCAAGTAGGCTTTTCCGGTATGGCATACGCCGGAGGAGCAAAAGAGTTTTTAGACCGGCTGGGCGGACAATATGGCTTTAGCTGGAGCATTAACAACGGCGTGTTTGAGGCGGTAAGCGACAAGCGCGGTTTTAATGTAGAAACTTTGCTGGGCGCGGGGGTTTTGATAAAAGCCTCCCCCATTCTATCCGGACCCGCGCAACAGCAAATAGGGACTGACATTCAGGCGTTATACGTCCCGGGTGTCAGCCCCGCTCAATTTGTGAGATTGCAAAGTTCTGTAAATAACGAATTGAACGGGCGCTATAAAGTCCATACAATGAACTTGAACTTAGACACAAAATCGGACAGCTGGACGATGAGCATTCAAAGTTACAGGCAGGGGTAAGGCGATGGATTACAGCATAATAAAAGACAAGGCGGAAGATTTTAAGGTGTCGCTGCAGCGGTTATTGCCGACAATGATAAACACGTCAATACCGGGGATAATTGACGAGTTGACGGTTGGCGATGACGGCGTGCCGCGCGTTTCGGCATATACGGCGATTCGGTTAAAATATATCAACCCGGAAACAAGAGAGGTGCAGTATATAGACAGCCCGAAAATAACAAATATTCCGTTATCGGTTAATCAGTGCGAGGGGTTGGGATTGTCAATCACAATGCCGGTATTGCACGGGCAGCTTTGCACTTTGATTTTTTCGCAGCGTAGCCTGGACGATTTTGCTACGACCGGGCAGATAAGCAATCCGACAAGTGGGGAAGACGCGGCATTATGCACGGTTCGTTGTTTTGATTATACTGACGCGATGTGTTTCCCGGGCGTGATGACCCCGGCGAATAATATATCAAACTATTCACAAACAGCGGTTGAAGTTAGAAATGGGGACGGCAGCGTTAAATTGTCCGTATACCCGGAAACATTAAGCCTGACGCAAGGGACAGCCTCAATACAAATGGCAGGCGGCAACATTACAATAAACGCCGGGACGGTAACCATAAACGGACACACGTTCACAAGCTCATCAGTTGCGCTTAATTCGCCAACAACGATTAACGGAACGGATTTTGACAGCCACGCGCATAGCGGCGTAACCGGTGGCAGTTCAAACACGGGCGCAGTGGTTAAATAAAAAAATGCACATTTAAGGCTTATTTTGTGATTTTTTCACATTTTCCTTGCAAAAAGTGTGCATTTTTCCGCATTTTTGATACATAAAAGTGTAAAACTTTATCTTTTTTCATCTTTTGAGAAACATACATTATACATATATATTTTTTAATGCTCTATGGTGAAGTCTTGAGTAAAAGTAATAAAGTATCCTAGGGAGGTATTAAAAACAAACTCCCTTTATACTTTACAACTTTAACTCGATTCGATGCTCTACGGAGCCAGCCTCTCGTTTTAGTAAGTTTATCGTTTCCGCTCAACCGAATAAAACAGAGATAAACATCAGTTATATTCAGCACCCCAACCGCCGGAAAAGCAAATGCGCCGTATCCTAGTTGTCCACCTCGGGTAATCGCTTATGTGGACTTTTTTTAAGACAGTAAGCCGTATTCACGCCGAAAAACCTGTCCGAGACGAAAACCTAAAATAAAACTTGACATATTGGGAAAATGTAATAGTATTATCTTGTTTTCGTCAATATGATTATTATCATATTAAAATTTAAAGTCAACAATTTTTCGGAGTTGTTGGCTTTCTTTTTTTTGCTTATATTCATAACAGCGATTTTTTTACCATACAGCGCATACTTTTAAAATTATGATAGATTTATCGTAAAAACGTAAAATCACGCGCCAGCGATAAAAAAAGTGGGCTTATTCCATATCGTTTTCTTCTTGCCAACTTTTAATCAGATTTAAACAAGCCTCGTATAGTGTTTTAAAATTGTCCATCGTTACCCCCGTTGTCAATGAATAGGCTTTCGGATTTCTTAAAGAGAACTTCAAACTCTCCAGTTCTTCCGCGTCTGTTTTTTGCCACGATTATTTTGGCTTTGCCTTTGACGCGCTCCATTTCTTCAAGCCATTTGTTGTATTTTTTTTCTTCTGTTTCTTCCGGTTTCTGCAACATTAACAAGTTTTCAGCCGTATAAACAAACATTACAAGGTTAGAATCCTGCTCAATACTGCCGGAACCGCGCAGGTCGGACAATATCGGCGATTTAACGTCGCGCCCCGCGTTGGAGCGGTTTAACTGGCTCAACAATAAAATCGGAATATTTAAATCTTGCGCGATTATTTTCACTTTACGCGACAAGTAGGTTAAAAGCGCCAACTGGTCTTTAAACCGCTTTTCAGAGCGTAAAATATGCAGGTGGTCAATAATTATCAGGCTTAAATCCTTTTTTCCGGCGCATATCGCCGATATTTTTTCAACCGTAGTATCTGCGTCGTCTATAAATTCAAGAGGTAAATCATTTTCAAGGCTTTTAGACTTTTCAACAACCGTATAAAATTCTTCTTGAGTGATTTTTGAAAAATCCGATATGCGTAAAGAAGAACATACAAGCCGCTTGTGCATTTCAACTTTTGTCATTTCAAGCGAAAAATATAAAACTTTGCCTCCGGCTTGCGCTATTTGCGTTGCAATATTCAGCGCCAGCGTGGTCTTTCCTCCGCCCGAATAACCGCCGAGCGTGATAAGTTCGCCCTTTTCAAAACCGCCGATAAGCTTGTCAAGGCTTGGCAACCCGGTTTTAACAACCCGCGGATTGTCTTTGCCCTGATATTCAAGTTCAGCGTCGGCTAAAAATCTATCCGAGGCGTTTTCTTCGGATTTTGGGAATAATTCAAAATGCTCAATCTCAAAAGCTTTTGTTACGTCTTCGGTTGTGTATAGCTTTTGACCGGCTATTTTTGCAAGCTCCCGTTCTTTCCAGTCTTCTACCAACTTTAAGGCGTAACAGTCAAACATTATCGGTTTTGAAAACTTTGTGTCCCGATTAAGCTCAAGCAGTAACTGAAAATTTACTTTTCCTTTTAAGACGTCGCGCAGGCTTAACAAATCAAAATTTCCCAGCTCTACCATTGCAGAAAAAATTTCTCTTGCTGTTGCGTCCGGCAAAAATTCAGCCTTAAAATTTCCTTTAAGTCTTGTAAAATTTTCAGGGAAAGCGACAAGCTCACTTAAAAACGTGTATTCAGCCTCATTCATTTTTTTACTTCCAGTCCGATGTTGCCCATTTTATCTCTTCCTCTTTATCGGCGTATCCGCCCTCAACAGCCTTTTGCCATTTTGACTTTTGCAGGAAGAAATCAAAATCAGCTCGCCACTTTCCCGAATCTCCACGCAAAAAAGAGCTTTCGTCAAGTGCTTTTTCCATCTGGTTGATAAATTCATCAAAACCACCAGCGTCTTTTATCCGTTGTTTAAGTTTGTTTTTTCTTTCATCGGTCAAGATTTTTATTTGAGGTAAACCGTATTTTTCTAAAACAGAATTGATTTTTTCAATGTCAAATTCACGAAAAACAATTTTATTGTTTTTTAAAAATAATTCTTGTTCTAGTTCTTGTTTATGTTCTTCGTTTATGTTTATGTTTAGGATATCGTTCGGTATCCGATTGATATCGTTCGGTATCCGATTGATATCGTTCGGTATCCGATTGATATCGTTTTTTTCTTTCCAGTAATTTCTTGATGTTTCGCCATTTTTTTTGCAACGTGCATTAAAATCTTCAAAATCTTTGTCAATTTGTGATTTTATAAAACGCCATACGCCGCAATCAACGTCAATATTCGGATATTGTAAAATTGCCTGAAAAATAGCAGCTTGTTTTTCAACGGGCAAGTCTGATAAAAGCTCCCACCATTCAGGATAGATACGCGGAGAAAATTGTTTTTTCATCTCTTTCGGCTTTCAAAAAGGTGGGGTTATAGCGTGTAACCATTTTTGCCGAAAGAGTTATAATATTTTGATACTATAACCCCATTGTTAAAATTTATCTTTCGGCATCTTTAACTTTATAACAAAAAAAGTTAAAGTAAATTTAAAATTGAGTTATAAACAAGGGCGGATTTTTCCTGTTGATAACTTTCTTAAATTCCGGTGTATTTACAAGCCGCTTTTTTCTATTTATGCTATCGGCAAAGAGGAATTAAACAGATGAGTGTTGATATTTTGATAGACCCGGCAACAAACGATATAGCGCACCGCAACGGTTTAATCCGTTATGCCACAAGCGGAAACGAAACGGCGCAACGCGTTATTACCCGCATACGCCGCTTAAAGGGCGAGTGGTTTATTGATACGACCGCCGGTATGCCGTATATTCAGGATATTTTAGGCAAGCGGGATATTAACTACTTCAAACTTTTGCTTAGAAAAGAGATTTTAAATACTGACGGCGTGCAAAGTATAAATAACTTCCGCTTGTCTTTTAACTCAAAAACGGGGCATATATCCGTATATGTTGAAATTAAGGTTGACGGGAAGTATATCCCGATTGTGCAGGAGTTTACGCTATGAGTGCAAACGTTTACGGTATGACTTCAACGGGCTTTAAGCCTAAAAGGCTCCGCGATTTGCTTGACGAAACAATGGCAGATATTCGGGCAATCACGGACGAAGATGGGCAAGCCGTATTTATTAACGAAAAGGATGACAGCATAATCGGGCAGTTCAACGCAATTATTTGCGAGCAGCTGGCGGATTGTTGGCAACAGGCATACGCCGCCAGCACGCAGTTTGATCCGCTTAATGCTTTCGGCGTGGCTTTGCGTTCGCTTGTTCAATTAAACGGCATTGTTCCGGCTTATGGTTCGGCAACGCAAATAAACGTTACTTTGACCGGGACTTCCGGCACGGTTGTTCCTGCCGGTTCGCAAATATCCGATGTTAACGCAAACACGATTTTTAGCTTGAATAGGGATGTTATCATCGGCAGCGCCGGGACGGGGGCGGGAGTCGCCACTTGCAACACGCTCGGCGAAATTAACCCGGCAAACAACACGATTATTCAGATTTTAACCCCGGTGTATGGTTGGCACAATGTAACAAATTCAAGCGTTGCCGTTTTAGGGGACAACCCGGAAACAGACAACCAGCTGCATATCAAACAGCAAAGGGAAACATCAAACACTTCATATTCGCAAGTTGACGCGCTATATGCCGGAATAACAAACCTTGCCGGGGTTGATTATGTGCGTATATACCAGAACTGGACGCTTGAAACGGACGATAAAGGAATCCCGGCAAAAACGATTGCTGCCGTTGTTGATGGTGGCGACACAGAGGCGATTGCAAATGTTATGTGGCTTAAAGCGCCGATGTTGTCAAACTATGCCGGTAACTTGCCCGCACCGATAACAATGTTTGACAGATTCGGACTTGCCTATCAAATTACATTCTATCGCCCGGAAAAAGTCCCGGTGTATATTGATTTGGATATAACGATTACAGACGCAAGTATTTATCCGGTGGATGCCTACGACCAGATAAAGCAAAATATAATTGATTATGCAGCATACGGGCTTAATTCTTCAAACGGGTTTCCGCCGGGCTCTCCGGTTATTTATAGCCGCCTTTATACGCCTATTAACGAAGTCCCGGGCTTTAAAATCAATCATCTTTATATTGGGACGAGCGCAAGCCCGACCGGGACAAACGACCTTGAAATGAGCTGGCTGCAGGTTGCGGAGTTTACAGCGGAAAACATCAATATTGAACAATCAGTCGGGGCTTAAAAACAATGGCGGAATCGTTAAGCAAATTAAAAATTGATTATAGCGAAGTCCGCAAGGATATTGTTGCCGCCGGGCTTGACCGGATTTTGGCACAATATAAAAATTCGTATTTGTTCAAACAGCTTTTGTCTGTATGGCTCAAACAATGCCAGCAGCTCTATGACGCAATTATTGATTTGCAGGAATACCGGACAATCTATTCGGCAACCGGGGATACGCTTGACGGGCTGGGACGGATAGTCGGCTCAAACCGGCAAAATTTTAACTATTCGGACACTTATTATTTTACGCCTGATAAAGCCGGCGTAGGTTGCGACAACGGCTACGCTTGGTGCAAAAACGCGCCGCAAGCCGGCATATCTATGCAAAACGATGATTTATACCGCAATTCAATTTGGCGTAAAGCCATATCAAATTTTGTTAAGTTTGGCAGCGTCCCGGAAATTCAAGACGTTGTTTCCGCCTATATGGACGAGCCGGTTGGATTTGAAACAACAAACCCGTTTACAGGGACGCTTGTTGTTTCTGCAGATATCGGCTTGACTAATTTGGAAATTTTAACCTATACTCAAAATACCGAACAGGTTGAACACCAGTTCCGTATACCGTATCCGACAACAACAGATTTTGAGGGCGTTGTCTTTTATGTTCCGCAAAATGCCTTTGCACCAGACCGCGAGGGAGTCGGGGCAGACAACGGGCGCGCCGCCGTAAGAGGGAGAGTTTAAACAATGTCAGTAGATATAAGAACAGTTACATTGCCGGCACTTTGGGCAGATGACGCTATAACCGATATTCCCACCCCTCCGGTTGCAAATACAACCTATCGCAACACGGATTTGGGTTCAACCGAACTTTTAGCCGGCTGGCCTTATCAAAAAATCGTTGACTCTGCCGACTTCAATCAAACATTGTGGCTTATATCAAACCTTGTCAAAAGTTGCGAGCAATATGGCATTATGCCTTGGTGCGCGTCAACAACATACAAACAAAACGGAATTTGCCTTGCCTCAAACGGTATTTTTTACTGGGCGAAAAAAGAAAATACCGGCGTAAATCCGGTAAACGATTCCGGTATGACAAACTGGGGCGTATTCCTAGACCCGGGCGATAACTTTGTCACGGAAACGGTTTTAATGAGCCAGATTGATTTATGCGAAAAGCTGGCAAACAAGACGCAGACGCTGTCCAGTTCTTCAACAACGACACAATATCCGAGCGCCAAAGCCGTTTATGATAATATCAACAACCTGCAGAACAGCAAACAGAACAATATTACCGGCGGCGCGTCATCTATTACGACAAACAATTTGACGGCAAATAGGGCTTTATTGTCTGACGGGAACGGCAAGGTTGCCGTGTCGGCTGTAACAAATACCGAACTCGGCTACCTGGACGGGGTAACGTCAAATATCCAAACGCAGCTTAATGGCAAGCAGGCGTCAGGTTCTTATATGACCCTTTCCGGAAACCAGACCGCGGGCGGAATAAAGACATTTTCAGGGCAGATAATCCGTTCAGCAACACCAGGAGCAAGCGACAATTCAAACCAAGTTCCAAATACCGCTTGGGTCAACAGTCGCATAACGTCTATTATGAATAGTAACGCAAATATTACGCAGCTCTTTTTCGCCCCGTCCGGTTTAAAAGCGGGTGACATCCAACTAAGCCAGCCGTTCACGAACTTTGCTAAGATTTTGTTTTGTTTCTCAAACGATTATGCAGATAATGCCATTATGCTTCAATTGGATTCTAAATCTCTTGATTTTATTATGAGTAACACCACATTGAATAAAACCCCAACATTTATAGCAAATGGCGGGTATTGGCGTTTTAAAAATTATGCCAACGGTAGCACAACCACCCTTTTTAAAGTACAAGACGAAACAGCCGTTTTTTTTGGTATTTGGGGTCTGGAATACTAATTAGAAAGTCCAACTGTGAGCCAAACCATAGGGTGAGCAGCCCCCAGAACATAATTAAAAGATGTTTTCGTATAGTCGCGCGTACCGCACGCGGAATAAGTGGAATCCCACGCGTTTATCAATGCCGTATATGAATTTGTTGCATAGGGCTGTAAAAACGTGACAGTCCCGGTTTGTGAAACGCTTGATATATACCCCCACTGTATAAGCAGTTTGTTGAAATTTACATAGCCGCTTGTTATGCCACTTGTATTCATAATAGACGTTATGCGCCCGTTTTTAAGTTCTCCACAAAATTGATAGCGTCCCCAAGCCCGCGCCAAATTGTATATTCAAAGCCGAGCGCCCGGACTTTCTGTTCAAATTCCCGTTGCGTGTCCGATTGCCTGCCGGTTGGCGTTTTTAATTCTACAAAATAGGTTTTCCCTGCGTATAAGATAATCAAGTCGGAAACGCCGGAACGAACGCCCTCGGCTTTAAGCTTTGCAGCGACAACCGGATTGCGCCAGCCGCCATTCGGAACGGCAAAAAAGGTAAAATCTTTACGTGAGTTTTCCACAAGCTCTAAATACTGCACAATGGCGCATTGTATTTTGTGTTCTTCATCGTGTGGCTTTTGGCGCACGTTAAGTCCGCTTTTTTTAAGCTCCAGCGCCCAAGGGTTATTTTTTGGCATAATCTATCCTCTTATAAAATAAAACCCCTCTATCGTAAAATAAAGGGGCTTTGTGTAGGTATGGTTTGTTAAGATAATAATACGGTGATATACTTTTTGGTTGGAACTATATGAGAAAATAATAATTACGCCTCTTATGTTATCCTATTTTCCCGGTTTGTCAACATCAAACAAAGAAAATTGAACTTCCTCTGCCTTTTTTAGCTTTTCTTCATCACGGACGGTTGTTCCAATAATGAAGTCTTTAACCGTTATTAAGGTGCATAAAATCTGCTCCATAACCTCAATTTGATAAGTGGCGTCCTTTTGGCTTATTTTCTTAATCTCAACCCAGCGCGGGTATAGCTTGCGCCTATATTCAAGCTCCCGCCGGATTGCCGCTATTTGCTCGTTAATTGTCATTTTTTAGCCTCGTCTTTGTTGTTTTCCGGTTGTTGCGTCTGGTTAAATAACGGCTCCGGCTCTTCAAAGTTTACGCCTGGTTTGCCGCTTTCTTCATCGTCAAGCTGGATATTGCCGTAATCAATCGGCATATTTTCAAGCCCGGCGGTTAAGTCTTGATTGTCAACATATTCAATTTTTCCGTCTTTTTCCACCGATTCGTCTTTGATAAAAGCCGTTTGCAATTCAAGCGACATAATTCCCCACTTGCCTAAAAGTTGGCGCAACATCGTTTTAAATGCCATTTGGTCAAAATTTTTACTCCAAAAGCTCTCTTTTTTATCGGCTTTTAAGTCGTATTTATAGCTCTGCGAATAGGTTTTGGCGTGTTCTTCCATTTTGGATTTGCTCCAATAAATAGTCTTCTTAAACCCGTTCAAAAGCTCAAAATATGCCATATATCCGATGACTTCCCGCTTTTCCCGCTCTTCTTCATCGGCAATAAAGGAAAATAAAAACTTTCCGGTGTATTTGTCGCGTCCCAAAAATTCGCCCTGCCGAACTTCCATAACGTCTAAATCCGCATATTGCCCGGAACGCAAGGCAAGCTGTATATATCCCCTGTATCCTAGCTGGAACGTTGCAACAACCCGGATTAAATTGCCTCTCTTGTCTTTTTCCTTAAAAGGCACAATGTAGTAGTAGCCAAGTTGCGGACTCGGCGCAAGGTTTAGGCTTTCCCCGGTTAATCCTGCGGAAAATATGGTTGAGTGTTCGCAAGCCGCGAGCTGCGGGTTTGTTGACACTGCCGAAACAATGTGCGTAATAAATGATTGCCCGCGCTCCCCGCCTATAACATCGGCTACTTTTTGCTTTACGGCCGTTGTTGCCATAAATGAAGAAAAATTGCCGCTTTTTGCTGGTTTTTGTAAACTCATTTTTATACTCCTTTTAAAAATGTTAGCATTGAAACATAGTTAAATATATCCAGATTTTAAATAATGTAAAGATATTTTTTAATTTTTTTAACATTGACGTTATCGGACAATAAAAAACAAGGCAGCCACCTGACAGCTGCCTTGCCCTTGTATAAACACTAACTATTTAAAAGGATGTGAATTGACGTTCAATTTCAACAAGTATTATTTATAACGCCTCAAGCTCTTTGTCAATCTCATTTATGCGTTGTGCATAACTTTTCATATTCTCAATTTGCGAGGCGTATTCCTCAACCGTTGCCCTGCCGGTGGCAATTTTAACGCCGATATAGTCCAGCGCCCTAAGTTTGCCGTTAAGTTCGCTCTTTTCGTTTTCAAGGTCTCTTTTTTTCTTGTCTGCGTCATATTTTGCCTTTTCTTCGTCCGTCATACTCTCGTAGTGGATTTTCTCAATGTCGGCGACTTTTCGCACCGTGTAGCGGTTTTTCCAGCAATCAATCGTGTATTCCCCACCGTTTTTGTTGCACTCAATCGCGCAAGCCGTATAAAGTGCATAACGTTCTTCTGTTTTATATTCATCGCTGCCGTTAAAGTGGTCTTCAAAAGAAACATCGTATTCCGTATAAGGCTTATTAAGCTTCATAACGGCAACTTTACCATTGACAATATCAAAATCTGCCCACTCCGTATGTTTCGGATATTCCGGCGCTGCCGTTTCAATAACTTCATCAGTCATAAGTTTAAACTCCTATTTTTGGTTGCAACCGTTTTTATATTAACTGGTTTTCGGTTGTAGTCAATACAAATCGCATAACGTCTATTATGAATACAAGCCGCCCCTTAAACTATGCAAGCCAAACAGCGGTTTCTTTTCCTTTAAGAACTTCAAGATATACAGCCCCGTCGCAGGGGGTTTATATGATATACGCCAAGTGGGCAGGTATAAATTCGGGTATTACTTGCTATGTGAATAATAAACCAATAGGCGCAGGTGGTAACAGCCAATCTGGTACTGCATATACAGACAATGGCTCCAGCGCTTTTATTCCTCTAAATACTGGTGATGTATTATATTTTTCAGATAATTGCCGACAAGTTTTTTATGCTTATTTTGTGCCGTATGCGGGTTAATACCCGATAGCCAGCCATTGAAAAGCTGCTGTATCATTGTCGGTGCATTGTGTTTTAAATCCCGTTGTCGTAATTTCCCAGATAGACATTTCTTTATCAGTCGCCCCAGATGAATGTGAAGATTGATAGTTTTTAACACAAACAACAGAAGACGCGTTTGTAAAAGGTATGTTGAACGTATAAGTGGTAGTAGATGATGTAGTAACCCGTTCCTCTCCCCACTGGATAATAAGTCCGTTAAGATTTATATAACCGCTTCCCTTGGTTGTAGTATTCATAATAGACGTTATGCGACTGTCTGTGTATAACTTTGTTTTATGTTGAAAAATACAAATTGAGTAAATAAATTTAAGATAAAATTAACTATTTGCGAGGGGTAACAATGGAAACAAAATTTTGTAAAAAATGCGGACAAGAAAAGCCCTTGTTCGAGTTTATACCAGACACAAGATACCGGAGCGGTTATCAAACGTATTGCCGAAAATGCACCAATGAATACCAGAAACAACGAAGACAAGGCATAGAACCAAAATATGTTTGCCGGACGTGCGGGCGCGAGCTGCCGATTAGTGCTTTTCCGAAAGATAAAGGATACAAAAGCGGACGCAGCACACAATGCCGAGATTGCTACAACAAGCAGTACCGCGAGGCGCTGGAAAAGCGAAAAGAGCTTGGCTTTTGTTTGAGTGATAAAGAAAAAAAAGAGCGGCAGGCAATAGCGGATTTTGATAGATTGCTTGGCGGGTTTAAGGTATCAATTTTAAACTATGCCAAAAACAGGGAGTATAAATATACAGTCGCCAGCACAAAAGGCGGCTTTTTTCAAACAAATTCAAAAGAAGAGTTTATCAACTTTATAAAAGAAAGGGCGTGAGATATGATTTACAAAAGTTCGGCTTATTATCCGTTTTTTCAAAAAATTTGCCAAGAGTTTGGCTGCGCTGTATCGGATTTGGAGAGTTCACGGCGCGGGCGACCGTATGTTCAGGCGAAAAGTGTCGCGATTCGTTTTTTAAGGCTTGCCGGGTTAAGCTATCCGCAAGTTGGGGCGATATTGGATAAAGACCACTCAACCGTTATGCACGCAGATAGAAAATGTCAGAGCATACCGGAATTAAACGAAATGGCTCTGCAGTTTTATCTGCAGTTCCGGCAGATAGAGAATCGCGCCGATGATGACCTTATTAAACAAGAGATATTTAGAAACGAGCTTGACCGGGAGAGAATCGTAGAAATGTATAATAAAGGGTTGCCTATTGAGAAAATAGCGGCAGAGCTTGAGGCAACCGTTGTTTATGTAGAAAATCATCTTAAATTTATAAGAAGTGTTTATCAGGTTAAAAAAGTCCCGGATTATAAGACACATACGACCCGAGAAATATTTTTTCAAAAAAATCAAAAAAAAGTGTTGACAATATCAAAAAGTGCGATATAAATGACCGTGTAAACAGGTAAACACCAATTTAAAGGGAGAAAAAAATAATGTTTGAAGAAATAACAAAAATTTCTGAATGCGAGGAGAAAATCGCAGAGCAAAAACGGCAAATTCGGCTTAATGAAATCGCCAACGATAGCTATTATTTAAGTAATCAGCGCAAGGAAGATGAGCAGGAATTAAATGCGCTTGAACGTCGTTTGCGCGAGCTCAAAGAACAAGAAGACGAGCCGTCTTTACTGGACTTATGCAAGGAATTAAAGGAGATGGCACAATGAAACTTAAAGAATATTTGATAAAAGCCGGAATAAATATTGAAGAGAAAGATGGAGCAATTACCGTCGGCGGGGGGCTTGACCTACGCAACACGGGGATAACGAGCCTGCCGGATAACCTGACCGTTGGCGGGTGGCTTGACCTAAGCAACACGGGAATTACGAGCCTGCCGGATAACCTGACCGTCGGCGGGTGGCTTGGCCTAAGCAACACGGGAATTACGATCCTGCCGGATAACCTGACCGTCGGCGGGTTGCTTTACCTAAGCAACACGGGGATAACGAGCCTGCCGGATAACCTGACCGTCGGCGGGGGGCTTGGCCTAAGCAACACGGGAATTACGATCCTGCCGGATAACCTGACCGTCGGCGGGTTGCTTGACCTAAGCAACACGGGGATAACGAGCCTGCCGGATAACCTGACCGTCGGCGGTTCGCTTTACCTACGCAACACGGGGATAACGAGCCTGCCGGATAACCTGACCGTCGGCGGGGGGCTTGACCTACGCAACACGGGAATTACAAGTAAAGAAAGGGAAAAGGTTAAAAAACCGCAAAATATGGTTGAGTTCCAGTTGTCGGTGCAGGCAAAATTAAGTTGGCAAAACGGGCGTTACCGTATTTTTGACGGTATCTTTTGTGAAGTATTGCGCAAACTCAAGAATGCCTACAAGGTAAAAATCGGACTTGCAACAAAATACGTCGTAACTGACGGAGTGAACTATGCGCACGGCGACACAATAAAAGAGGCGCGCGCAGATTTGATGTATAAAATCAGCGACCGCGACACTTCACAATATGAAGATTTAAGTCTTGATTCTGTTGTTACGAAAGAAGAGGCAATCAAAATGTATCGGGCAATTACCGGTGCTTGTGTGGCTGGAACGAAGCACTTTGTCAGCGGATTAAAAGAACTAAAGCCGCGCTACACAATCGCAGAAATCATAGAGCTGACCGAGGGGCAATTCGGCGCAACAGACTTTAGGAACTTTTTTGAAAGGTGATGATGATGAATAAACTAGCAGAAGAATACGGTTGGCAAAAATTTGGTTGTTTTTATGTTTACGATATGGCCGGCGGAAGTTTTTTGTTAAATGAATATGAATTTTCTTATCAGTGTAGCTGTTGCGGACGAAAATCTATTATAAAAACAGACCTCAACAAAAGGCAAATGGAGCAGATAATTAAAATAATTGGAGCAAAGCAATGACTAAGACACCGGAAGAACTGACAGAGGATTGGAAAGCGGGAAAGCTACATAAAAGATTTGATGAGCCAAAACTATTCTATTGCAAAACAGATAACGGCATAGAGATATTAAAAACTTGGGGATATAAAAACCTGGAATTTTTATCAATGGCCGACGAAGTGTTTGAACCTGTTGATGATGTCCAAATTCTCGCCCCCGTCCCTACCTATGACGAATACAAGGCTATGCAGGCAGAGCTTGCCGAGCTTAAAGAACAAGAAGACGAGCCGTCTTTACTGGACTTATGCAAGGAATTAAAGGAGATGGCACAATGAAACTTAAAGAATATTTG